GCTGTCTGAAGCTCTGCTCTCCTAGCCCTGGCGCGACAAACTTGTTCGTTGCGCTACCCACGTACTGTAATGAGAAGGTGGGTTTATCAGTTTACTGATCGCACAATCAGGAAAATTTTTCGTTCAAATGTGTGCATAACAGGGGGGGCAGATGGTGAAGTTCACACTATATCGTACAAGATTGGGGATACGGAAGAACGTGAAATGGTACTTCGGGATGAAACGCCTTTCCAGGCACATAAACGCTTGCTGTTGAGACTGTCCCATGATTATGACCTTGTGTACAATGATGGGCGAGCCATTTTGGGAAAGAAAATCATAAATGTAGATCTCTACCCTAATTATCGCGCCACGAAAGCAGCCCCTAACATTGTGCCGTATGTGTTACATAGGGGAGCCAAAATGCGGATAGAAAGTCAAGCGATGGAATATGTTCATCCAGCTATTGCGGAGGGCATCGCAAAGTATGATTATGACAACTTAGAGGGGCTGGTTACTGTTGATGGCTTTGATACAATGTCTTTCCAAGAGTGGATTTGTCCAAAGGATTTTCTAGTCACCAATACGTATCGCAATCATGTTGCAATGTGGACTGATGGTGATGAGCTAGAGGCTAAATATGATCACTATTTGGCTACTTGTGATCCTCGTGATTATAGGAGGTTCACTCCTGGGGAAAAACGTGCTCGTTCGCAGTTGTTAAATTATGCGACTGGTAAAATCTCCGGAAAGGTTTACCCGTATGTACCTAGCCTGAGCTTCTTGTGTATTCAGCGGCAATGCTGTTATTATCAGTCGTATTCTGGGTATACACAGCCCTTTGTGTATAACTGTAAATACACAGCTGAATCGGGTTTGAAGGCTTTCATTCGTAACATTCCCCGTTGGCATATAGCTCCAGCAAAGCATTACGACTTTAATTGGACTTTCCAGGCTATGATTTTCTACTATACACACTGTGTTCAATTGAGGGAGGAAAAATGGGCCTTTTTACCTAATGATATTAACCTTTTTAAATTTAAAACATCAGGCAATGGCAAGGTTTACTATGATAAAAAGGTGAAAGACCGGGTTTTGGAGACATCGGGAGTCAAATTAAGTTTCACCAAACACGGCAATAGACAAGAGGCTGGGACTCTTTGGTTAAGGCGTAAATATCGCAACACCAGAATAGCCTTTAATGAGACAAAATTTTGTGTTCCAATAAAAAAGCTTATCATTCATGGTAATGCAACAGTTGCTCCCAAGATAGAAAATAAGTCTGAGATTGCTGAAGGAGATTGGTCTTTCTTAGCTAACTTTCTTACTGCTGAGAAAATGAGGATGTTGTTTATGGTGCAAGATTGGATGAATCAGGATCTTTGCGGCCGTCATTCCTTTGAGCGTACTTATTTTACCCCCGGTTTTTTTCCAATGGTGCACAATCGCATTGGTCAGAAATGGACACAAGGGGGAGCTCATATCTTGGCGAAGTTGTTATGCGTGGACCATATGGATCAGTATGCACGCATTCGTTTGAGAAATTCAGATGGTACAATTGGAGGGGATTTTCCATCTTGCGAGTGGCGAAAGGTGGCGGATGGGGATCAACTTATTGCTGACGGTGATGTTTCTAAGCTGGATATGTCTATCAAAGCTCTCATGCTGTTGTGTTATATGATGCTTGGTTCGATGTGGGTAAAAAAAGAGGATACTCACATGTACCGTATGTATCGCTACTTGCTTGAGAGTGCTGCAGAGGCTTTGGCGGGTAAGCATTGTAGTTGGTTCACCGATTTTGCCTTAATAATTGGTGTTATGCCTAGTGGGAGTTTTGAGACATCTCATGGTAATACCTGGATAATGCAGGTTTTCTTTTTTCTCACTTTCATATTCAAGACTCTCTCTGAGTGCACACCTGAGGAGAGAGGGGAATTTTTCCACTATAATAGTTTGCGTCGAATAATTATAGTTCTCTTCGGAGACGACTTTTTGTACTCTTACCCAAAAGCTCTTCGTGCCAGATTTGGGATTTATGAATTTGAGAAGTTCTTAAAAGAATATTATCATACTACACTGAAGAAGTGTAAGGAATATGGCACCTTAATAACATATTTGCCACTCCAAGATGGTAAGGTGGCGGGAGTGAAACAATTTTACGGTCATGAGTATAACTGCCATATGGGACCGACATTTTTGAAGAAGTTTATTGTGCCTTGGAACAATTTTTATTTGGAGCAGTTCGTGATCCCTAGTGCCCCTCGTTATACTGTGTGGCGCCCATTCATACAATATGTTCAGAAAGTTGCAGTTCCAAACGGTGAGAATTTGGATCGCTCCAAGTGCACTCCTGTTCAAAATTTGGCCCGTATTGTTGGTCTTATGTATGACAATATAGGTGTGGACCCGATAGCACACCGCTTCTTGGCCTATCAATATGAATATTCGTGGAATTGGTTTAGGGTGAACTATACGGACAAAACAACACGTCGTGCCGTGCTTAAGAGTCTTGTTGATGAAGTTGCCAAGTATTGTGAGCGGATGAATATCACTAGCTTGTTCTCCGTGGATCGGCCAGACAGGATGGAACTTATTAAATTGCATAGTGTTTCAGTCAAGGAGCACACAAGGCCCTTTAAAACAGCTACTTGGCAGGAGAAGTGTGTTGTGGAGCCGCA